TATATAATTAAATATATTTTTCTACAATTTTTAACCAGTCTTCTAATAATTCTAATTCTTTGATATTTTTTATGATATTATTATTAATTAATATTTTATAAAAATTTAAAATATCATTATGTTCATTATCAATAGAAAAATTATCTAATAAATGTATTAATTTATCTAAATTAATATGCATGTCAACTTCGTCTTTAAAATCATTCATTAAATTATGATCATTTCTTTCTTGAAATACAAATGGTTCAATAAAAGCTAATTTATCATCATTTTGATGAATAAATTTTTGTGCAATATACATTTTTAAAATATCACAAAATCTAAAATTAATAAAACTGGGGATATATAATAAATAAAAAAATTTTTTTTTTAACCAATATGTATTTTGGGTATTAGCTGGACAATATGTTCCCTTTGAAAGTTTGTATAAATTATTATTTTTATCAAATAATATATTTTTATTATAATCCCTTGAAGTTAATCTATATATAGCATCAACATCTGGATCTCCATCTACAAGTCCTTGGATGATAGCAATATCTGAATGTATATTATTTTTATTTATAATATGAGAAGATTCTTCTAATATATTAGTTAAGGGATATCCTCTTGGCCATATGTTGATGCTTGAAAACATTTTATATACATTAAAAAACTTACAATTAGATACATCAAAAATATTATATTTATTATTCAAAACGTCTGTCCAATTTTTTAATGGAATATTATCATCATCTGTATCATAAATAACATCATATTTATGTTTAAACGCATATAAATAACCTATATTTTTTCTAGAATAATGATTATATGGAAGTAATTTTGCAAATTTGGGAAATTCTTCAATTTGTTTTTCTAAATTTAAAAATATACAATTAACATTTTTATATGATTCTATATTTGTTTTTTTATCAGCAACAATTATTAAATCAAAATCGTTAATAACACTATATTTTTGAATTGCGTCTGTAGGGTTATTTATGGTAGTAATTATAATACATTTTTTCAAAAAATTAAAATTCATTATATTATATTAAAGAGAATATTTTTTATTAAAAAACGCGATGAATATAATCATTTGATAAAATATAAATTATAAGAATATAGGAGGCAGAAATTTAATTTAGTTTAAATTTTTATATAGATTTTTATATATATTTTATCTAATATATATATATAATAAATGTCAGGAATTTTTAATAAAACATTATATGATGATTGCGCTTTTAAACAAAGAACAATGACAAGTACTGAACCATTACACTATGAATTATACAATGGTAAGTTTGAAAATGGTTTAACATGCAAAAAGAACAGCGGAGCTTTTGTTGCAAACACATGGAAAACAATTGGACCCCGTACAGATGTTGAATCTGAATTACAATTCAGAACAATCCCTTTAACAAAATGCGCAACCGAAAAATATATAGCTTGCGGTTTTACAGGAAATAATGGAAAGAAAAGTAACTCATACACTAAATGCTCAAATAATATTGTAGTAACCCCATATTTATGCGATAGAGATATTGTTCCTACAAACATGAAAATGCCTAAAGGAAAAGGTTTTTAAAATAGTTTAAATTTAAATTAAATATAATATATTTCTAAATATATATTATATTAAATGTCAGGACACTTTTCTAAAAGAATATATGACGATAGCTATTTCCCCGAAATTGTTAGACAACAAACTACATCTGGTAACTATCGCGTATATAATGGATTCGCTGATAATGGTGCCAAATGCCACGCAACTCTTGGACCTCGTGCAAACAGACTCCAAAATTCAGGAGAATTATCAACAGGAGGACTCACTAAACGTGCTGAAGTTGAATCATTATTAACTAACAGAGGTTGGGACAGCACAAAAACAACAGCACCAAATGTTTTAGCTGTTAAGAATGCTGCATTAAAAGCTGCTCATGAAAGTTTCAAAAAGGACAATCGTTTATGCGGAAAATTTATGGAAGATAACTATTCTAGATTAGATTTAAATGTTAAAGACTATACATATGCTGATTACAATCGTTGGATCGATTTAATCATTGATCCTCGTGAATGGGTATATTATGGTAATAAAGTTAAGAATGATAAGGATCGCTTTGGTGTTCAAACAAGATATGAAACCAAGAAAATATTAGATAATTTTAACAAAAAACTTAGAGTAAACGCATAATAAATTTAGATTTTTTAAATATTTTATTATTATATAGTAATAATAACATAATGGAAGTATTAGCTATAGGAGGTCTTGCATATTTAGGCACAATGCTTAATCAACAAATTTTAAACGAATACGATAAAAAAGGTAAAAAAGAACATTTCAATAGTAAACTATACCAAACAGATGAACAAGAAAAAATTAATAAAAAATATAATAAAAGAGTCAAGGAAATAAAAAACTTATCATTTATACCTGAAAAATCAAATGTTATACCAAGTTTCTACAATCAAATACCTGCTGTGGGTGAAGAATATCGTGAAAAACAACTACCTGTTCCTGGAAGATTAGAAACAGGAAAAGTAGATGAAGAATTTAATATACTTAATGAACAATTTGAATTTGGTAAAGTTAATAAAAATAAAGAACCATCATCGTTTGATAACGAATTAGAAATTAAAGAAAATTGGACTCCTTTTAAAGAAACAGGAGATATGACATATGGAATTTTTAAATCAAATGAATTAAAACACAACAACATGCAACCTTTTAACAGAAAGAGAGACACTGGTGCTGAATCAGTTGTTCTTGATGGTAAAGAAAAATTTACTAACAAAATGGTTGATGATATTAATAGTTCAAATAATGCCACTAAAATGGAATTATTCACAGGATCATCAAAACATTACTATCCCAAAGAAGCACCACCACCATTCTTTGAACCTATGAAAGATGTACATTTTGTTGATGGTATACCTTCTATCACAGAAAAAGTAGTTGATAGATACTTACCAGGTAATAAACGCCAAGGTGAAAAACCATTCCAAGATGTTAAAGTTCAACCAGGTTTAGGATTAGGATTTAATGAAGAAAGTAAAATTGGTTTCCACGATTCATACAGAGCACCAGAACCAACAATTGATTTTCAACGTGTTGGTAATAGAATACAAAAATCAAATCCTGGTGTAATGATTCCTGGTATGAAAGGACAAAAACAACCAGTTGATCCAATTGTCGCCAAGAGAAGACCCGAAAAAGCATTTAATGTTGATAATTATATTCATGGAGGTGGGAATGGCGGTGTTAGTAAACCATCTGTTAATCCAGAACAAATCGCAAAAGCCCAAGCACGTCAATTTTCTATGGAACTCAAAAATGGTATACAAAATGTATCAGGATCTGTTGTTGGACCTTTCAATCCCGATGGTATTAAAAGAGAACCCCACAAATTACAATTCAACGGTTATGAACCATTACCTGCTCAACAACAATCAGTCAACAATAGTAACTTACCATCATTCTATTTACTTGATAACCAAAGAACAGAAACTGCGGATAACTGGTATGATGGAGTTCCATCCAACAGAGAAACACAAAAAGTCGGAGTTTTTAATACACAACCAACTAACACAACATTACGTCAAACAACTGCTGAACCAGCAAATGACGGTATGGCATATGGAGAAGTTCAAAGAGGAAACCAATTTAATACTCAACCATCAAAAACAACATTACGACAAACAACTGCTGAAACATTTAATGATGGTGTTGTATATGGTTCAGTTAATAAAAGTAGTCAATTTAATACTCAACCAACTAATTCAACAATACGTCAAACAACTGCTGAACCAGCGAATGACGGTGTTGTGTATGGTTCTGTTAATAAAGGAAATCAATTTAATACCCAACCAACAAATTCAACTTTCAGACAAACAACTGCAGATACAGCAAATGACGGTGTAGTATATGGTTCTGTTAATAAAGGAAACCAATTTAATACTCAAGCAACTAATTCAACATTCAGACAAACAACTGCTGAAACAGTTAATGACGGTGTAGCATATGGAACAATCAATAAAGGAAATCAATTTAATACTCAACCAACTAATTCAACTTTCAGACAAACAACAGGTGATACACCTCAAGATAATCCTGCATTTGGATCTGTTGCAAAAGTCCCACAATTTAATACTCAACCAGCAAATTCAACATTAAGACAAGTAACTAACAATGATGACTATAAAGGTCCATCACATGTTCTCGTTGAAGAACATAGATCACGTTCTGATGCCAATGCAATGACATCTCATGGTAGCAGAGAAGATACAACTGTCAGTAGAACAATGACATATTCAGGATGGAACGAAGGTATAAGTACAATGACTCATGGAACACAAAATTCTAAACAAAAAGATGTCAACAACAATTGGACAAGAGTAAACCCTCCTGCTGCAGGTAACACAAGTAATACTTTACAAGATATGGGATTTGATTTAGATAATAGATTGGTCTATAAACTAAACAAACTCAAAGAATTCCCATCGATGGGTGATAGAATTGAAAAAAGTGTTGCGGAAATGTTACAAAATAACGAATTAATTAATAATGCTTACCAAAAATATCAAGGAAAATAAATTAAATGTTCATATATAATCTGATGTCTTTTCTTTTCACAATTGTACTGTTCTCTTCTAATACATTATTTATAAAATCATATGCTGATTTTATATGATTTCCATTACGCGCTCCTGTTATAATAATACTACCACTTTCAAACACAAAGATTGATATCGGCTTATCCTCCGGATTTTCTGTTGCTGCAAATTTAATATTTACACATCTGTGAGACAATGGCTCAAATCTCGCCTTAATTCCTTTTTTAGTAATGACTGGATACAAGTTTTCTATGTTTATTTTATATATCACATTAAAATTACTGTTAATCATGTTAATCTTGAAATCACGTATGTTAAAATTATAACTATCCACTAATTTAATCTCCTCATTTAAACTTTCCACAAAATATCTCTTCTTTAATATCTTAATTATATGATTAATACCTAGATTTATCTGTTCTATCGATTTTGCCCCTGCTATCTGTATGGATCCATTCAAGAATATCTTTACACTTATACATTTATCCTCAGCTATCTTTAATTTCATCGTAAGCTGATTGTTAAATGTCTTTTCTGATATTTTCATATTTATTTCTTCTGTTTGCTTTACCTGATTCTTATATTTCATTCCTAGTAATACATCATTCAACTTGACCAATTTGAAGACGTATTTTAAATTTACTATTACCCCTAATTCGAATGTTACTCCTGTAGTGGAAACATTTACTGTTTTAGGTATTTGATTGAACCCGAAAGAATCGTTTGTTATATAAATGGTCATATATTAAATTAATAATTTATCTTTATATTAATTTAAAGAAGTTTAATAATCAATTTTTATTTATAAAATATAATATATTAATGGGTCAATACTATTATCCAATCATTCTTGATGAAAATGGAAAGATCGTTGTATGGATGGATGCACATGAGTATGGAAATGGTTTAAAATTAACTGAACATTCATTTATTGAAAATAACTTTGTATCTACATTTGAATTTGGATTAAGTCCTGAAGGAATATATCATAAGTGTAGTGTAGTTTGGGCAGGAGATTATGCTGATAATGAATTAAATCAAAGTAAAAATTTATATCATTTATGTAACGAATATAAGTGTATTCATCCTAAAGTAAAAAAAACAAATAATTATAAATTTATTGTAAATCATACTAAGAAACAATTTGTAAATAAATCAAAAGTTCCTGAAAAAGATGGTTATAGACTTCATCCCTTACCTATTTTAACTGCTGAAGGAAATGGTCGTGGTGGTGGTGATTATCATTCTGATAGTCCATTAATAGGATCATGGGCACGTGATATAATTTCTGTAGAAGAAAATGAACCTGTTGATTTTGAAGAGGTTATATTTGATCTTGTAGACTAAAAAATTGAATTAAAAATACACTTATTATACATCATATAAGATTATAAAAATGCCGTTTAATCCCGATATATCGTTTCTAAAAAATTCATCATGTTGTTTTTTATATGCGAATATGTATGAATGTGTTCAACATGCGCTAGATGGTGTAAATGAACATGGAGATGAAGCATTAGAATTTATTGCGAAAGATCTACTATTTGATGATTTAAGAAAAGAAGGTAGTGAAGTAACTAGCCCAATTTCAAAAAGTATTTTTAAACATATGGCAAAGGATGACGGACATTCGGGTGGATCCTATTCAACTGTCATAGTAATATTAAAAAAACTTGTTTGTAACTATGATAAATTTAGAGCAGACGTAGAAGAACGTAAAATTAAAGCAGGTATTAAGAGTGAAATTATTATTAATTTCAATAAATTGAATCTAAAAAAATTGTTCTCTCACTTTGTTCACACCAATTTTTTGATATTCAATAAATTGAATCTAAAAAAATTGTTCTCTTACTTTGTTCACACCAATTTTTTGATATTCAATAAATTGAATCTAAAAAAATTGAAAATAATTTAGTATATACGTTTCAAAAAGATAGTAAAACCGACATCTGCCAAGATGACAACCATCTCCGTGATCATGCACCCGAACGGCGAGACGACCATCACGATCACCTTGCCGGACAAGTCCTCCAAGATCATCACCGAGCCAGCCGAGCAAGACTTCGGGATCATCATCGGGATTGCGGGAAAGGATCCACTCGAGATGAACGTGAAGAAGTCGGACAGCATCGAGTGCATCAAGGAGAAGATCCACGAACTGAGGGGCTATCCGCCGGATCAGCAGCGCCTCATCTTCGCGGGCAGGCAGCTCGAGGACGGCCGTACTCTTTCGGACTACAACATCACGAAGGACAGCATGTTGCACCTCATCTTGCGCCTGCGCGCCGGCATGATGCACGAGAGCTCTGGCCGCGCAGGCGGCACGACGTCCATCGCAACGGTTGACGACCTCTTCGCCGTCGGCCAAGACGAGGCCTAAAACTTAAAAAATAAAATCTTTTATTTTTTAAATCATATACATTATTTTATCTTACAAAAAATTGAAAATATATTAATATAAATAATATGTAAAGTTACTTATCTAATTTTCACCTTCTCTGAGTCTATACACTCTAGTAGAAGATGAACTTCCTACCCTCTCGCCTACCACGTCCCGACAGATACCCCGACTCAGAACTTTCACCTATTACTAATCCATGGACACCTAGAGTATTTTTGAGTAGTGGATATCAAAAGAAAGAGGCATTATATTGTGCAAGTGCGTGGCATGAAAAGAAAGATAAGTTTTATGCGAATTCAGGTAATTCTAATCATGAATGCATTGTATGTGGTTGTACAAGTATATTTCGTGATCAAGAGCGTATATGTGGATGCGATAGTTGCTCAATCGTAAAATGTCATATTTATGATGATCAACCTGAACTTGAACGTCATAAATATATCAAAGAACTAGACAAAATGGCTAAAAAATTTTCAACGAAACTAGATGACTTACGCCTAGCATTTTCATCAATGTCTGAAAGTGAAATTGAAGAACATATCAGAAATGTTGTAAAAATAGGTGAATTAAGTCAGAAAATATTATTGGAGAAAGTCAACAAACGTGCAGATGAAAATCTGTGTTCCGTCTGTATGGAAGGAAAAAAGAATATTCTTCTCTCACCTTGTAATCATCTTTGCGTATGTGAAAAATGTTCTACTCATATTAATAATATGTGTCCGATATGTAGAACACCTGTCACAAGCACATTAAAGGTATTTGTATAGGAATATAGTTTATTTATAAAAAATTGTAATCTCGTAAACTCACACAAATTTTTTATAAGATAAAAAATTGAAAATATATTTATTTTATATTTATAGTATAAGATATAATGTTCTATGAAATGCTTACATCTCTCGGAATAATATTCGGTATATCCGGAACTGTATTTTTAATTGTAGAATGCTGTTTAAAACCAATTAGAACTGATGCATACCATCCAGGTAATAACGAAATTGAAAGATTTGAAAAAAATATAATTGCAAGAAGTAGACGTAGACGGCATTCAATTGATAATTGAAAGCTCACACCAATTTTTAATATTCTAAGGAGAATATTAAAAATTGAATTCCAAAGTTTAAAAGAATAATCATAATATATTTATATTATGGGATATTTAAAACTAATTCTAGGACCAATGTTTTCAGGAAAGTCTACCCAACTGCTAGAACTTATTAGGAAATACAAAATCATTGACTATCATACAATGCCAATTAAACATTCTGCCGATGTAAGATACTCAGATGATGATGTCATCATTTCCCACAATAAAGATTCGGAACCATGTTTCAAAATGGATAAATTGATGAGTATCTTTGATGATAGTATTCAAAAGGCGGTTTACCTACATTCTCAAGTCATCATTATAGAAGAGGCTCAGTTTTTTGTAGATCTCTATGAGTTTATCGTCAACTCATTAGATGATGGTAAAACAATTTTTGTCGTTGGACTAAATGGTGATTGTAATCAAAAAAACTTTGGTGATATTCATCGTTTGCTACCATTATGTGATGATATTGAATTGTTAAAAGCATATTGTTTTGTTTGCAAGAATGGAACAGCAGGAATCTTTAGTAAGCGAACTATAAAAAATGATGATCAAGTTTTAATTGGAGGTGAAGATAAATACATTCCAGTTTGTCGAAAACATCTATGATATAAAAATATATTATAATATAAGATATATGAAAATAATTTCCTTTGATGTAGGAATAAAAAATCTAGCGTATTTAATTTGTGATGAGACAATGAAAATTATCCAATGGGACATTATTGATTTATTAAATGTTGACAACAAGTGTTCTTTTTGCGATAAAAATGCTGATATGTTATTTTATAAATATAAATTATGCAAAGAACATAAAAATAAAATAGATCAATTAAAGGAACCATTAGTGGAAAAAGTTGATAAAACAGCAAAGTGTTCAAATTGTACTAAGAATGCTAAATGTAAAATTGGATTAGATTTTTATTGTAATGTTCATCGTAAATCATTTGAAACAAAAAATTATAAAATAAAAGAAACAAATGTATCGTGTGATAAAATTAGTACTGCTCAATTCAAGTACAATCTTGTTATGGCAATGGATAAAATGCCTGAATTATTAGATGTTGATACAGTTTTAATTGAAAATCAACCTTCATTTAAAAATCCAAAAATGAAAGCAATTGCTGATACATTATTTGCCTATTATTTAGTAAGAGGAGTATTTGATAAGAAAAAATTTAATTTAGATGATATTCATTTAATTGCTCCAAGTCAAAAATTAAAATTAGAAGCAGTTAAAGAGATGGAAAAAGAGAAGGGTGTTGTGGTGGAGGAGAAAAAAGAGGAGAAGAAAGAGGGGGAGAAGAAAGCAGTTGTCAAGATGACATATAAACAAGGAAAAGATTTTGCTGTTAAAAAGTGTATTTCATTAATTGATGAAAAATACAAAACATATTTAGCAACACATAAGAAAAAAGATGATTTATGTGATTGTTATTTACAAGCCTATCATTATTTAACAAAAGTGAAAAAGATTATTATATAAAAAAAGTTATTTGTTAAAAATACTATATAATTATAATTCTTATAATTATGTCGAATATAACAACATTAATATTTGATTTAGATGGTGTACTTATTGATTTATGTAATTTACATAGAGATATTTTTATAAAATCATTTAATCAATTATCAGATTTAGAAATAACTTCTGAATTTCATGAAACTCATTTAGAAGCATTAAGTACTAGATCCAAACTTAAAAAATTAAAAGAAATGTATCCTGAAAAAACTATTAATGAAAATGAAATCTTCAATTTAAAACAATCTATGACTGTTACTGAATTAGAAAAAATAGAAGTTTCTGATAGAATAAGAAATACTCTTTTATGGGCAAAGAATAATTATTTTACAATTGCTGTTTTAACTAATTCAATTCGAGCAACATTAGATATTGTTTTAGAAAAATTACAAATAAAAGATTTAATAACTATTGCATGGAGTAATGAAGATGTTTCAGATCCAAAACCATCACCAAACGGATATATACAATTAATGAAAAAATTAAATGTTAAATCACGAAATGTAATGATTTTTGAAGATAGTATTACTGGATTAATAGCAGCGAACGGTTCAGGAGCAAATGTTATTAAAGTAGTAGACAGTTTAGATTTAACACCATCATTTTTATTATATTGTGCTAAAAATAATAAACGTCCAACTGCACCAAAATTAAGAATTGTTGTTCCAATGGCTGGGTTGGGTTCAAGATTTCAAAAAGATGGATATATCATTCAAAAACCTTTCTTACCAATGTTAAATGGTAATCAAATGTGGGAAGAAGTAGTTGAAAATTTAATGCCTAAGAATCCCCAATTGAGAGCAAATACTGAAGTACATTTAATTGTAAGAAAAGAACAATTACCATTCTTTAAAACAAAACCAAATTTATATGTCCATTATGTTCCTACATTAACAGAAGGAGCTGCATGCACAGTTCTAACATTAAAAAATATTATTAATGATGATGTTCCACTAATGATTGGAAATAGTGATCAATATCTTCAATGGGATTCAGATGAATTTTATTCAACATCTTTCCATCCAGAGTATGATGGAGGAATTTCAACATTCTATCATCCATGTCCAGATGATCTAAAATGGTCATATGCTGCTCTTGGAAAGGATGGTTTAATTGAAAGTGTAGCAGAAAAAAAATACATTGGTCCTAATGCAACAACTGGATTATATGCTTGGAAAAGAGGTTCTGATTATGTTAAATATGCTGAAGAAATGATCTTATATAATGATAGAATAAATAATGAGTTTTATGTATGTCCAGTTTATAATTATGCAATTCGTCACAATAAGAAATTTAGAATAATAAATTGTAATAAATTTTGGGGAATTGGTATACCAACGGATTATATGTATTTCATTGATAATTTTAATAATAAATGTATTGCAGATAAATATAAAAGTTTATGGTGTAAATGGGGTTCTAGATTACCAGAATATCAAAGTAATGTTAAAGAAGATAGATCTCAATGTGCTGCTATGTGGTGTAAAGGATCATTTCATTTAAATCAAAAACTAGATGAATTAAAGAATGCCTTAGAACCATGGAAAGATAAATTTTTATGGTATGATGATAATGAAAATGGAAATGCTGTTCTCCATAATACATTTTTTCAATTTATAAAATTTACGATTATTGATCATAATTCTATTATAAATAATATTCATTTATGGACAGAAACAGCTAAAAATAGTTTAAAAAAATTACCACCATATTATTTAAACATAAAGGGAGTTGCTCCTGTAAAAAATGGTATAGCATTATGTGGATATCCTCCAACAAATTATAATTGTGTTAAAAATGATATTCGCAAGGTAGCCCAATGTATTGAACCTCATGCTCAAGATATTCATCATATGACTCTTCTTAGATGGACACATCCAATTAATGAAGAAGAATATAAACAAGTGTGTAATATATTAAATTTATTCAAAGATACATATATGGGAATATTACAACCAACAAAATGGTATACTGGATTTTCAACATGGAATATGAAAGAAGAAACATTAAAAATTGTTGAATCATGGGATGCCACACCAGCACCATGGATTTTACATCGTGGTAATAACAATGGATTATCACCAGAAACAGAGAATGATCCAAAGGTACTTTTAGAAAGACTAATAGAAGGATGGGACGTTGAAATTGATTTATGGAAAATAAATAATGACTTATATTTAGGTCATGATTCACCAAAATATAAAATAAATGATTATATATTATTAAATGATAAGGTATGGATTCATTGTAAAAATTTAGAAGCATATTTATATTTACGTGATCATAAACAATCTGATCAATTTAATTATTTCAGTCATGATAAAGATATATTTGCTTTAACTTCTAGGGGATTAATTTGGACGAATATTGGAATAGATATCAAAACAACTGGATGTATCAAAGTTGTTAGTGGAAATGATTTTGAAAGAATACCAGGGATTGGGGTTTGCACGGATTATTTGCCTAATTGAAAAAATTGAAATTTAATATCATATAAAGTTATATGATATTAAGTTAATACTGGCTAAAATGTCAACTAAGCACAAGCCACCTTACAAGCCACCTCCGCGAGAGTTCACGCTTCGCCAAATGCAAGAACAATTTCGCGCCGTTCAACAGGCACGCGAGGAAAAACTGAAACAGGAGAAGGACAAATTGACTGAGAAAATGCATGAACGGATAAGACAGTTAAATGAAATGCATAATATAGTTTCAGGAATTGCTCTTGAAATACCAATTGAAATGGATACTTCATCAATTTCTTTCCAAATGCCAGTAGGAGTTGCATTCACAACCTGTCGTATCTGTCAGTTTGACGTTATCTGGGGGAAAAATCCACCAACTAACTGTGACTTCTGTGGCTCAAACATGAAACCCTTTTAATTTATTTATAAATTACTTAGTTTTCATCATGTTTGACAAATTATTTGCTGTTCTAACTAATGGCTTTTGTCTCTTGACTTTATAATCATTTTGAAATCTAACAATCTTATGTTTATACTCTTCTTCAACATATAATTTAAGTGGTTTCACTGGAGGAAAAATCAACAACGTTGTTTTATCAATCATTCGAAAATCTTTTCTAAATTCAATTATTGTTTGATGACCACCAAATATTTTTAATGATTGTCTTGGATTTGCAGGTTTGATAAATGAATCCTCGTGTATTAATTTTTTCTTTAACATCATCAATAAACAATTCTTTTCTTCTGTTTTATTATCAATGTGATCTAAATTATAAGATTTTGCACAATTAAATGAACAAAAATATCCATATGTTTGAAATATTTCATCACGATAATTATCAGGAATTCCAATTGGTTGATTATCAAAATCATGACAACACCACCAACAATGAATATCTTCTAAATTACCCTTTGTCATATCAATACAAATCTCATTTAATCTATCAAATTTAATATTATCATATAATAATTTTTCTAATTCATTTATTTTATTTTTTAATTTCATAACATTATCATCATCTGCACGTGTTTTTAATTGTTGTTTTTCTGTTCCTAGATCTGTCGAACATTCCGATGTATGAGATATGATTGTCTTTAAATCATTTAGAATAGATACATTCGATATATTCGATTTTATAGTTTTCTTAATAAAATCTGATTTTTCATCAATATCTTTTGTATCAATCATGTTTAAAGGTAAAAACGCAATAATACATTCATTATCTGTTTCAACATTTTTGACAGTACCTTTCTCAAGCTGAAAAATCTTACCTGTAGGTTTTCTACCACGTTTTTTTGGTATCTTTACTTCAGATGTTTTCACATTTGATGGTTCCATAAATATTTATATCGATTTCTTTTTATATAATAATTATATATAAAGTAATAATATAATGACGAACGGAGAAATAATATTACATAGATTAAAAAAAGTATCTAAATCAATGAGTGAATCTACTATTCATTCATTATTTCAGGATATTAATAATATAAATCAATTTACAAATTTGAGTGGAGGAGAAAAAAAAACTTTAGAAGGAATATTTAACGATTTNTCAAAATTATGTAAATCTTTAAATTTAAGTAGAAGAAAAGTTGGTGGTGAATTATTACAACCTGCTTCAGAAACTGATCCTATTAAATTAAGAAATACACTTGAATATATTGGTGGTAAAGGAAAGAGTAGTAAAGGTAAATCAAAAAAGTCAAAGGGATCAAAGAAGAGATCAAAGAAGGGATCAAAGAAGAGATCAAAGAAGGGATCAAAGGGATCAAAGGGATCAAAGGGATCAAAGGGATCAAAGGGATCAAAGAAATCATCTAAGAAGGATAAGAAAAAGAAGAAGGAAAAGAAGAAAGATGATTCAGATTCTTCAGAACCAACAGATACAGAACCAAAAGATACCTCAAATAATGAATCAAGTAATAATTCAGCAAAAGAAGAGAAAAGACAAGCAGAGAAAGAAGCAAAAAAAGCAAGAAAGGAAGAAAAAAGAAGAAAATATGAAGAAAAAAAACAACGTCATGCAGAAGAAAAACAACGTCGTGAAGAAGAAAGAAAAGAACTTGAAGAAGCAAAGAAAGTTGCGAAGGAAGAAGCAGAACAAGCAAAGAAAGAAGCTGCTGCCGCCAAGAAAGAAGCTGAAGAAGAAAAAAAAGCTGCATCTGCAGAAGCTGCTGCCGCCAAGAAAGAAGCTGAAGAAGCAAGAAGAGCAACTGCAGCAGAAGCTGCTGCCGCCAAGAAAGAAGCAGAAGACACTAAGAAAGCTGCTGCTGCAGAAGCAGCATCAATCAAGAAAGCAGCTGAAGAAGAAGCAGTGGCTGCCAAAAAAGCTGCTGCAGATGAAATAGCTCAAGCAAAGATAACAAATCCAGTTCCGGAATCAAAACCTCAACCAGAAATCACTATTAATAATTTAGATTATAAAATTAATGAAACAAAAGCAAAACTTGCAGAACTTGATACAACAATAAATCCATCATCTACATCTGAATCATCATCATCAAATTTAACACCTATTTCTACAACAGAATCATCCACACAAATGGATACGTCTGATGCTATTAGACAAAATGTAAGTAGAACATTACCTCCACCAGCAAGACCAATAGTAGAACCATCTAGTTTCATGAATTATTTTACAAAAGTTAATTATTTCAAATAAAAATTTTAATATAAAAAATAAAATTATTTTTTATATTCATTTAATAGCTCTCTTACTTCTTGGAGCAATCTTTGTTTTTATATTTATTTTGGTAGCAGGTATTTTCTCAGAATCTACTGTTGCACTCATTAATATTCTTTTATCACTACTTTTTTCTTCTGTAACTGAACTTGTTTCATCATTTTTGGGTAAATTTAATTTAAGCTTACTTAATATTGAATTAATATTTGATTTTACAGGAGCTTTTGTAGGAATTGAATTACCACTTGCTGCTCCAACAGTTGTGGATTTATTAAAGTTTGGTCCAGTAAATGATCCTCCAATTTTGTTCTTTAATGTACTATTCTCATTTTGTTGTTGTTCAATTATTCTTTGTTGATTATCAACCATTCTTTCCATCTCTTTTCTTTGGTTTGCTAGTTGTTGTTCAACCTGTTGTTTCTCAAATAACATCTTTTGATACATTGCATTTTGTTCTATTACATCTTTCTGTTGATTACTTGGTGCTATTTCATTAATCTTTGCCTTCGCAATGTTCGCTACATTAGCCTTTATTTTATCATAAAGTTCTGGATTTGTCTCTTTAATTTTTGCCATTCCTGGAACATTTGCTACACTATTCGCTGTTACGAATGCTCCAGCAGATCCAGCAAACATTAACATCGCTCTAAATTCAACAGAATATCCATCTAATTTAGACTTGTATTTATCGTATAATTCACCAAATATATCATCGTTTGAATTGGCATCAATGGCAGCAAAATGATCACTCCATCCATTTAAATCAAATCCAAATGGATCAAACATTTTATTTAAATATTCTACTCCNTTAGAACTGTATACAAATGTTGATTTCCAAAATTCAATTCCATTTCTTCTCTTGTGATAATTTGTATGAAACTCTACTTCAGCACACATTTCATTATAATCACTATTAATAGTGTATTCTTTCGATAGAGAAACATTGAATTTTTCTTTNATATATTTCAATTGCATAAACTTTTCTAATCTTTTTAATCTTTGTTGTTGAGGTGGTAATTGCTCAAATGGAATNTCATATTGATTATTTTTAATATCACTCTTTTCTTCTCTTCTATCACTTCTTGAACTATCAGAACGACTATCACTTGTATGAGAATCATCAGATTTTTTATCAGTTTGTTGAAACTTTAAATTATTAAATGTTGAATTTCCTTCTAGATTAAGTGCATCAACAACATGTTCATCATCATCACTTGTATTTTCATTAACCACTGATAATTTCTGAACTGGTATCTCTTTAATTTTTGTTTCATCTGCTAATAAATTTAAATATAAATCAGTATCAGTAGTTAAAACTTTTTTTGGCTTAATATTAGACATTATAATTGTATTTTAGAAACTAAATATATATTATAAACGAATCACTCTTCTATATTAAAAATTAAATATTTAAATTTTAAAATTTTTATATAATAAGATTATATAAGATTATATGTATTCAAATATTGAAGACGCATGGAAACTATCAAATGATTTAGATAAATATAAAAAGGCTTATAAACCTGCTACTAATGTTAAAGATGCTACAAATGAATTAACTGCCTCAAGTGCAAAGTCTGTTCCAAGTGATAGTCATTTTGAAACTGAATTAAGAGATTTAAAAAAATTAAAAAAGATGGATGATGGAAATCAATGTGATAGATTATTTAGTCATTTTCAAGGCTGCAAGAAATGTAGAACTGCTATTTTAGAAAAGTTTACTTTAAACAACCCAAGTAACTTAAGTGTTAATAGTTTAAATTTAGATAGTTTAAATTTAGATAGTCTCAATTTTAATATGACTGAAAATTTCATTGATTTATCTAAATACACATCTATGTTAAAAAATAAAAATTCAAATAACATAATTTCAATCGTTCTTTTTGGTTTACTTGTAATAATTATTTTATCTATGATTAATAATGAACAATTATAAAAACTTAGTTATCAGTGGTGGTGGATTCAATGGATTCCAATTTTTTGGTATTATTAAATATCTTGAAGAACATGATATGACAAAAAATTTTAATAAATTTATTGGTGTATCAATGGGAGCATTTACAAGTTTACTTATTATATTAGGATATAAATTTAGTGAAGTGGAAAATTTTTTATTAAAGTTTAATTTTGAGAAAATTTTTGATTTAAAATTAGAACAAATATTAAATGAAAAATTTAGGGGATTAACTGATGGAGAGAATTTTACTAAATTGATTAAAAAATTCATAGTAAATAAACATTTTAATGAAAATATTACTATGAAAGAATTATTTGATAAAACAAATAAAATATTTATAATTGGCACAACAAATTTAACATATGATAAAATGGAATATATTAGTCATGAAAACTATCCAGATATACCAGTATATTTATTATTACGTATGACAAGTTGCATCCCAATATTTTTTAATCCAATTTCATATAATGATTCTTATTATGTTGATGGAGTTATGAAAGATAATTTTCCAATTCAATTAATACCTGATAATGAACTTGGAGAAACAATTGGTATTGTTTTACAAACATCATTAGATAAATATGAAATTGATGACATGAACATCATAAATTATTTAACTCATTTATATAGAGTTGTTGTAAATGAAGTCATTAAAAATAAAATAG